TATTTCATTAATGCTTTGAATATAATCAGGTCATGGTACTGAGCGTGGAAGGAAGGTACATCTGTAGATGATGTCATAACTTGAGGGCGTAAGAAGCCATCATAATAAATTGTATAATCTTCATCTGCTTCTGGATAGAACTTCAAGGTTCCATTAGGCATTTCTGTAACATCTGTTGGTTCGCCTACAGTGCCATCATCAAACCTATCAATCCTCTTCCATGTAGTATATGGTATAAACCTTAGCCTAGTCTTATCTCCTAGTTCAAACTGAATCTTGAAGGTGTCCTTAGAGATCTGTCTCATACCTTCACCACTAGGATCAAACTCACTGAACCCTTCCTGAAGTTCAAAGGATGTTTGTGTGAATAAGAAGTTCCAGTTCTCATGCATAGTCTGGATTTCGTTATAGCTTTCTTCTACCCAACGTACAACATCAGCATAGATACCAATCTGTGATGATACACTAGCTGGTCCATCCCCGGAAATTCCAGCTTGAGCTCTTACATCTTTACAAATTTCCAAGAACGTGCTCATATCTTAATCCTCTACTTTCTTTACAACTGCTTTCTTCTTTGCTGTTGTCTTCTTAGCAGCAGCTTTCTTTTTAGCTTGTACTTCTCTATATTCGTTTTGGTCTTCGTATCTAGTGCCGTCTTCATCTAGTAGATACCAAGGGGAATTTGTTAGGTCTTGTCCTTCATAGATGTATGAACGACCCATAGCTTTAAAATGCATTCTTAAAGTTGTTTCCATTTGTGTTCCTTAAAGTCAAAAAGAAGGGAAGCCGAAGCCTCCCTCTGTAGTCTTAGCTTAAGCCAACAAGCAATGTTCCTTTACGGATAGAGCCCTGTACTAAGCCTTCAGGCTTAACAGTCTTGTATCCATAAACTTGCAAGCCACGCATAATTTCACCAAAGCTGTCAGGATTAGGAAGAGTTTCATTCTTCACAATCTGAGAAGCAAAGGCACATGCACTAGGTACACCTGCATAAACAACAGTAGCAACACCACCAGAAGTGGTCTCTGTCTTAGTAGGTAGTTGATTAGAACTATAAACCGTGAAACGGTCAATCATGCCAACCTTACCATTACGAAGTACAGATACGCTATCACCCATTGTATTAGCTTCACGTAGGATAGAATCCTTCAGTAAAGCAATCATCCATGCTGGCAGTACAACCCAACGTCCAGTCTCAGGAGCATTCTGCTCATCTAAGGCTTGACCCATACGTAGGATATACTCAACTGGAGCACACTCTCTGCGGTCTGTAGAAGCTGGAAGTGTAATGTTATACATATCGATAGAGCCGTTGTCAACATCTCCATCACCAAGTTGAATGTTGCTACTAATAACACCTGCAGCATTGTCCATATTCTCAGTAGCTTTAGCTGTATCAACCATAGCAGTTAGAACTGCAGCATCAACTGCTACTTTCAAGCTCTCAGAAGCTGAATCAGCAAAGACAGACATCAGGTTTAAATCTGATTGATGTGCATCAATGTCATCAATTGTGAATGCCCAAGATTTAGCAGTGTCAATAGCCAAATTGACAGACGCTTGACCCGGTACTTCATAAACTAATGGCATACCAATTGTGTAATCACTGATAGCGATAGGTGGCTCGGAACGAATAACAATGTTATCGCCTAAGTTCTTAATCTCACCTTCATAATCTGTGCTTGTGATAGCAGCAATTACTGAAGCATTATACCAACGCTCAATAATCTTACCAGCCCATAGTTGAGGGATATAGCCAGCTGCTTGAGTTGAACTATACTCTGATCCCATTAAACCTGCAGTACCTTCTACAGTACTGTAGCTTGCTAGTCCCTGCCAATCCGTCTCAACGCGATTGACACCAGCACCTGCTGAATAATCAGCCATAATAATTTCTCCTTATAGAAATTTATAAGGAACTACTGTCTTCTTTGCCTACTCTGATATAAGTCCGCTTCTAGCATCTTCGCTTTATCTGGCGGTATCTTACCAATTGCTTTATCTTTATAAAACTGATTGATAGTAGGTAGGTCCCATTTGATTCCTAAACTTTGCTGAACTTCTGTCCTAGCTGAAGGTGAGGATCTTGGGGTTTGTAATAGTTCCTGTTGTGTATATTGTTGTTGTGGTTCTTCTTGAACCTTTGACTCTGTTTGAGAGTAGTCTAAATAGAATTGAACAATACGTCCTACATCGGGTGGGTTGGTACGCTTAGCTCTGATTAGCATGTCGTATCGGACATTGCCAAAAGAGTCAGGCTCATCAAGCCATTTACGGAAAGCTGGATCATTATCAACCTGTTCATAATCTGGGACAGCAACTTTGACTGCATCCACTACAGATTGGTGTACATTGTTAGCATTAGCCTTTGCTTCAGCTGTATGTACTTGATCTAATTCTGCAGTAAGGCGTTCTACCTTATCTGCTAGGCTACCTACTCTACTGTCTAACATCTGCGATAATCCATCAACTTCTTCCTGTGAGAAGAGCTTTAGCATTTCATCAGCTGTCTTTGGTATTTGAGCTTGAGTTGTCTCAAGATCCCGTTTCAGTGCCTCGTTCTCTTTATTAACTAAATCGAACTGTTCTACTTGTTTCCTTAATGCATGTATTGTACTATCTGCAGAAGCTTTATATCCTGTGAAGCGTTGTTCCCAGTCATGTTCTTGAGGATTCACAGGGGCTGTTGGTTCAACAGGTTGTGCTTTATCTAGAACTTTAACTACTGCTTGTTCTCCTACTATTGGTTTGGAAGGATTGGCTAGATGCTTAATCATCTCATCTGCTTTGTTGCCAGCTTCTCTTGCTTGTCTACTCATCAATTTAAAATTCCTTTAGAGCTGATTTGGATAAGGAGGGAGTGGAGGAAGCGATCCTCAACTCAGCTTACTATATCAGGTTTCTGTTAGTTATAATTGTATTGAAGAGACTTTAATATCTCTTTCAATAATGTAGCTCGTCCTTGTAGTTGCCCGACAGTCTTTGCCTCGGCACTCATAAGTCCGCTTATGGAGGTATCTAACTCTTCAGATAGAGCCTCTATAATTCTGTGGAAGGCAGGATTCGATTGTAAACTGTGAGCTGCCATCTGATCTTCTTGTTTGGAAAGTCTGAACATTATATACCAGACCCCTCTGTTTTCTTAAGTTCTGCTTCTGCCATGTATCTTGAATTAGCATTCTTCTCTTTCAAAGCAATCTGTTGTAGCTTAGCATTGTTATTCTCTTGGTTCTGAGTGATAGCAATCTGAGCATCAATCTGCTTACGTTCTAGTTCCATCTGAGCTAGTTGCAAATCAGTTTGTTGCTGTTGTTTAGCTAACTCTGATTCTAACTCTTGGTCTTTAAGTCGTGTCTCACTTCTAATCTTTTCAATCTGTAACTTAACTTCTTCTGGTGAAGGAGGAGGAGCTTTATCTGCTGCTGCCTTCTCTCTCTCATCCAGTTCATCTTCTGAAGGAACTACATTAGTCATATCATAACTACGTGTAATATCTCTCAGTAGGGCTGCTCTGCCTTTCTCACCTAACAACTGTGCATCAAGTGGATTAGCAGTAGCTTGTAACAACTCAATGTTACGTTGGTTCTGGACTGCCTTAGCTACGATGCTCTTAGCACCTATAGCTTGAATCTCCATATCTCCTTTATATGAGTTAGGGATTTCAGGGTCCATCATATTAGTTCTGTATTGATAGCGTAGTCGAGGTTCTATAATGCCTGTATCAATGTTACGAACAGCTTGCTTGATCTGTTTACTAGCAGTTTCAAGTAGCATTGCTAGACCTGAGGCTGTATTAGCGCCGGGCATAGATCTAGTTGGATCTGAAGCATAAGATGTTCGAGGGATACCTGTTACTTCACCTACGGAATCAAAGTAGTATTGGTAAACTGATAGGAGTTCTTTAGCATTTGATTGTGGCTGAAAGAAGTCTACTGGTTTAGCATTACTATTAGAAGGGTCGCTTGTCATCTGCCAAATCTTTAATGGACGGATGCTCTGTATTTGTTCACCATTTGGTAAGCGATCTGTATAAACCACAATCTGTGGACCAGAAGCTATACCCATGTTGTTACTCAAAGCTCGTGCTGTAGCATTCACCAATCTCTGATGGGGTTGAGATAGCATAGCTACTGACTTACCCCAAAAAGATCCGGGAACATTCCTGAAAGACGCTGCATAGTATGAACGTTTACCTTCTGGGTCCATATTAGGTACAGCTTTGATAACATGATTACCAATTAGAATGGCATCAATATCAATCTCTCTAAAGAGTTCTCTTTGTGAAGGGCGACCGTTTGCATCCAGCTCCTCCTGTACATAACCTTGTGCCTGCAGATCTTCGACCGAGTACCCCCAGTCCAACATCTTATCTACAGATACACATCCTAAAAATCTTAATCCGTATATTGAGCCATCTTGTCCTGAGAAATCTGTGCTATGGTTCTCACTATATCTTCTCGTGGAATCAACGCTGGATTGCCAACTAGCAAGCCCTGAACCATCAAGTTCATCCAATACACTAAGTATGTTTTCATTACTATATCCTGGCTTATCTAAACAACTATAAACTTCCTTCCTGCTCATCTTAAGACGTTCAATCATACTACCATCATGAATCGTCTTCTGGTCTGGTGATGGGTATATATCGAAAGGGGATACACGCTCATCCTTAGCTACTAGCTTCTCAGTAGCTTCCATACTAATCTGCC